CTGTCTTAATTTGGCAATTCTAAGGTCATTTACCACTACTACTTCTTTGTTAATATTAGCCATGTTGTCTCCTTATATATTCTTGAACTTCATATACTACTTGAGGCATTTCAGCACTTACCATTCTTTTGTCCCAATAAGGTCCAGTTCCTGGTGTTGTATAGTTTCTTACAGGTCCTGTTGTAAATCCTACATACTGTGCGTGTGCATAAGGTTGCTCATAAGTTATGCTATTACTAGTTATACTTACCGTGCCTCTTAATGCTCCTGTTTCGCCTTTGGGTACGTATTTGTCCATATATCTGTAACAAGTATTAGTAAAAAACTTTTGTACTCTACCATTTGGTTCTATTCCTAAATCTGCTTTAATTGTACTGATTGGATTTAGTGCCATTATCTGCCTCCTAAATGTATATGAGGTTGACTTCCAAATGTATTATCATTGATTGATGTGATATTAAAATGCTCTACTATTCCTTTTAAAGAACTTCTATTTCCTACGTGTAATGTTTCGTCAGTAACATAAGTCTTTTGAAGATTTACATCTAACTTTTCTTGATTAAGAATAGCCTCAGCATCAGCATCTATTCTTCCTTTACAAATCATATCGCCAATGCTGAAGTTATCTATATCTAAGGAAGGATTGATATCATAAGGTATTCTAATATCTACTGTGTTTGATGTTTCATAACCCAAATTCACATTGGTGCCTTTAGTATCAAACCACCAACAATGTTTATAATTATATTTTACCCATTCTTCTAGTCTTGTGGTTGAATTAAATGTTTTGTGATAGACTGTGACTTCCGTGTTAGTTATCATTATTATACTCCTAAATAAATCAAATGCTCATTATTAACTATTACACCAAACAGTGAAGTTGTTATAATATCATCTAATTCACTTGATTTAGAATTTATTATTTCTTTTGTGCTACCATATGATACTGAATAGCCATCAATGGTTTCACTATTTACGCCTTTTTCTGTTTTAGATATGGTCGATTTAAAACTATTAACACAATCTATCATTTTAAACTCGCACAACTTTACTTCTTGTGGTATTATGTCCACATTTATTAATCTATTAAGTGTCTTTTCGTCTATTATTTTTCTACATTCATATTCTAATTTGTTAAAAGGCAATTCTTCTAACGTGCCTCCTAACTCTTGATATTCACTATAAGTTAAATATTGGTTGTCAAAGGTCATTTTGAATTGCCTCCTATTTTATTATAGACTTGGTACTACTGCTGGTATTAATGCGGCAAATGGATATCTTGCACTTGTTGAGTCTAATGTGTTTACTGGATTTGGTATAGCATAACCCATTCTAAATGTTACTCTTAAAGCAACCATATCTTCTTGTGGTAAGTTGTATATAATTTCTCCAGTGTAAGGGTCTTGAATTACTGCTTGGTCTAATACTTTATATGTAACATCTTGTCTTATAGCATAAACTGCTTGTGTAAAGTCTCCTGCTATTAAGGTTGCTACATCTTTGTCCCAAGCTCCATTATCAAGGAACTCTCTTCTTACTGAACCAATTTCAGTTGTGTTTAAAGGTTGACCTGTTGTATCGGTCATCATACGGAATTTTCCTTTTAATCCAACTCCACCTAGAATTGCTGTTACATCATAACCACTTTCTTCAACTGCTGTCATTACATCATTGATGTCTGAATATAGTCCATGATTTGTTTCTGTAACTGATTTTCCTTTTGAAATAATAGTTGGTATAATTCCTGCTCCCCAAGATGTTGGAGCTCCTTCTCCTCTAAATACAGCAGCATCAATTGCTTTTGCAATAGCTGTTACTAATTGAGGTCTAATTTCTCCCCATACATCTACACTTGCATCATTTAATAAGTTTTCTTTAATTGGAACTATTACAGCTAATTCCTCTGCTGTTAAATATACGTTTTTCCAAGCTGATTTTGTTAAATCTTTTCTTCCGTTATTTGTTGCTTCATCTACAAAGTATGCAATTGGTAATGCATCACTTACTCTTAATTTTGTTTTGTCAGAAGTCATATTTGGTAATCTTCTGAATAAACTTAATACTTTTGACTCTTTTTGAGCTCCTGCAAAAATTTCATTTACTACTTGCTCATCTATTAATGCACCTACATCGGTTTTTGTTATTGCTGGTTCTGGCATTTTATTATTCTCCTTTTTAATTATTTGTTGCGCCTCTTAACAAATTATTCATAATATCATTTGTTGTTTGTGGCGGTGTTCCACCTGTTAAGCTTGGAGAAGATTGTACTTTTTTTACTACTACATCTCCAAAGTATTGTGGATTTTCTTTCTTGTAACTTTCTAATGCTTTTGAAAAGTCAGTCTTGTCATCTACTTTTGACATAACCTCACTTCTTACAAATTTGCTAAATTCCTTTTTGACATTAGTTCCATTTAACTGGATGTCTGCCTTTAGGTCTCTATTTTCGTTTGTAAGTGTTTCAAGGTTTTTTAACGACTCTGTGTTTTCTTCTAATTTTGCATTCAAGTCTTTTACTTGTCCTTCATAATCAGATACTTGCTTTTTGTAATCTTGTATTTGCTCTTTTAAGCCTGTTACATTCTTACCGTATTCAGCCATTATTGTATCTATTGTTTCTTTGTCCAAGTCAAGACCTTTTAAAAATTCTCTCATAAATCTCTCCCTACGATTTTTTACACGGTTTCGTCCGTGTGGTTTTAATTTATTTGTTGGCATTGACGTAGCCGTTACATCACGTGTATTAATTTAATTGTAGCATTATTTCTTTTTTGTGTCAATTTTCTTCTTTTTTTTAGTTGTCTTTTTTTCTTTAATTACTTCAGTAACTTCTTCTTTTGGCTCTTCAATTATTTCTGGTATCATTTCTGGTAATACTTCAATTACTTCCACTACTTTCTTTTCTTCTAAAAACTTTGCTCTTTCTTCTGGCACTTCAAATTCTTCACCAAATTTTCTTATTTTTCTTGCTACTAAATCATTAAAGCCTACTGGTATTGAAACTTTTACTTTTACCATATCTTTCCTCCTTTCATTATAATACTTATACCAAATTTCACTTCGTGGGCTTTCTTTTACCCACCCTTTGTCGCCTGCTATATAATGTATTATTTTGGCATTTTCTACTATTCCTGTTGTTTTTGTTGAATTATACGTGTTGCTTATGCATTTTATCTTGCCTTTGCAAACTATATTAATTGTGTCTTGGTCTGGGTATTCGTGATATTCTTTATTTAGCATTTCTATCATTTTGTCATCTAATTTATGTTTTCTTATGTAGTCTAAATTCATTAGTAAAACACCGCAATTAATATATTTATCATCAAAGCCTTTTAAATTTAAATGTTTGTCCCATTCTCCGCTTTTCTTTCACTCCGGCTACTGCGTAATTATCTAAATTAGTGTTCCATAACTTATCTAAATTGCCGTCTATTATTGTATCAGTATCTATGTATAGCACTTTACTATCTTCTAATAACTTACTTAAATAACATCTTATTAACGTCATTCTTGTGTATCTTGTGTTGTAGTTAGGACTTTTCCAATTTATATATTCCTCTATTTTGTTAGTATTAATGAAACGTATTGCCTTGTTAGATACATTTGGCACGTTATCATCTTCTGTGAATAAATACAATTTATCTACTTTATTATTCTTAAATAGTGAATATAATACTGTTGGCAAATACTTATACCAATTCTTGGTGCAGCACATTGCAATTATCATATTTCTTTTCCACTTTCTAAATCTATTATACCATTATTTAATTTCCAATTCAAACTTCCTTCTCGTGGGTAATTATAATGCTTTACAACTAAATCTAAAATCTTTATCGTTGGTTTATGTTTTAATATTTTTTTCCATAAATGGTAATCTTCTCCAGCTAGTCTAAATTCATCGTTTCTAAAGTCTTTCATAAACTCTCGCCTCATGAACTTAAAACTTCCGCATTTGTTATGCTCATTTAGTTCTACTATTCCATTGTTTTGGCTTGTTTGAAAAAAAACAAAATCAGTTCCATCTAATTGTTTCATAGCTTCTTCAAAACCTGCTGTGTAAAAATAATCATCACTTCCTAATAATACCATATATTCGCCAATCGCAAAATCATAACCTCTATTTACTGAATATGCTACTCCTCTATTTTCTAAATTGTCAAATACGGTTACGTTCGGTCTATGGTTTTTTGTTACCCATTCAATAACATTTGATTGTGTCTTGTCTGTAGAACCATCATCTATTACTATTATTTCAACATCTTCTCTTAAAGGTATGCTTTCTAATGCTTTTATAATTAATTCTTCTTGATTATAAACAGGTATAATTACACTTACTTTTATCATTTTAACTCCTTAAAATTGAGTGTATATATTATTAGCTAGTTTTTCTTTGCACACATCTACTCTTTTTTGTAATAAAGGTATCATTTCTTTATGTTTAATTTGTGACATAAATTGTAAGCAATGTCCTATATGACACCAAGCACTTGCATTCCATATTCCATTTCTTATTTGCGTTACACTGTTCTTTTTATTCATTCTATTCCATATGTAGCAAATTCTTTCTATATTCTTTACTTTTGAAAAGTTGACATTATCTGCTATTTTATAACTCCATACTCTATCTTCCATTAAAGTATCTTCACAAAAATATTGTATCTTGTCTTTTCTTATTACTCTACACCAAGCGGTACACCAAATTGTCTTTGCTCCGTCTGCTATAAAGAACTCCTCATAGTTTTTAAAATGGTTTAAGGTTTTAAAAGTTACTTGGTTTTCAAATAGCATTTCCGCTCCTAGTATTAGCAATTCGTTATCTTCTATTTCTTGATTTATATCTTCTAATACAGTATTGTCAATCCACCAATCATCGCTATCTAAAAAGCAAAAATAATCAAAATCTAAATTATTTAAAGCATAATCTATTCCGGCATTTCTAGAGCCACCGTTATATCTTTTGCGCTTATTTTGTATTATATGTATTCTATCGTCTTTAAAGGTTTTAACAATGTTAATAGAATTATCTTTACTCATATCGTCTACAAATACTATTTCAAAGTTCTTGTAAGATTGATTAATTACACTTCCTATACATTTTTCTAACCATTGGCCGTTATTATAATTTGGTATTATGATTGCATACTTATTTTGTTTGACTTTAGGTATATCTAAAAGGCTTTTATCGTCTATTGTTGTTTTCTTTTTGCAAGGTATATCATATTTAGTTAAATTGATATTAACACTTTCTACTTTATCGTATCTAATACAATGCAGCTTTGTTTCTAATAATTTGTCTAATTCCGTGTCTTTATCAAATACATATATGAGCTCATGCCCTTTTAATTTAGATATTCCTTTTAAATCGTCTATTGCTATTTTCATACTCTACTCCATTTAAGCAACTTTTCTTCTTCTATAGCCGCTTACTTGCATTCTTATATTTTTAGGTAATAAACCGCTCTTGTTGCATAACTCTTGATACTTATGCGTTAATTGTGTTATCTTTCTTTGACAATTTCCTACTTCGTCTAAATCGCCCATTGAAACAGCCGCTATTTGTCTATCTTTTAAAGTTCTTACTTTTGTTTCTATTTGTCTTTGAAGTTGTGTACCTTCGTATAAAGTGTAATGCTTTCCTTCAAAATTAAAGCCATCTTTGTTTTCTTTTTGTATTTGCTTTAGCTCTTTATTAGAATAAATAGGCTTACTTACACCTAACACTATACTAAATATCGTATGATAACAATTGTATTCGCTTATTTTTCTCTTATCAGCTCCGTCATATTTTTGCCCTTGATAATCTACTGCTATATCATGATTTTGTAGTTTTTCATATTCTTCGTTGCTAAATTGTCGCCCTTGTATATCTGCGTGGTCTGGTGCTGGGTATGAATGCACTGTTATTTCTACACCATCCGCTCCAAATTCGTTTCCTAGCGATTTTTGTAACTCGTTTGATAAATTCCTCATTCCATCTAGCAAATTCATTCTAACGGCACTGTCGAGCCTTCTATGGGTATTGCTTGCATAATCTACTGTTCTTATGCCATTATTTGCTAATTGCCTCATTGTTTTGCGCATTATTGTATCGTAGCTTTCTCTACCTTGACTTAAACTTAAAACAGCATTATCTACTACGTGCTGATATATTTTAGATAGAGGTGTAAATACTTGCTTTCCATTTTCTATTGTCATAAATGCACTTGATTGTATCATATTAACATAAGTATTAGCTGTTATTTTTGCTAGAGCATTTACTTGTCTTTTTAATATTTCATTTTCTTCATAAGGAATAAATTTTATTCTTTTAAACTTATAGAATTGTTTGGCAAAATTCTGGTCTTGTTTAGCTACTTCCTCAAATATTTCATATATCTGCTTTTCATTTAAATTGGTTACTTGTTTTAATTTAGTCATTATTCTTCTGTAGCTGCTACCATATCTTAATTCTTGTAAAATTGCATAAGCTTGAGTGGTTGATAATTTTCCAACTTTCTTTATCGACTTGCCTATTTCTTCTAATATCGTTGTGTTAAGTTCCTCTATTCTATCTACTAGAGTTTCGGCAAGTCTTTCTTTAACTTTCTCACTTAACATATTATTCGTTCATTAACTCCTCTGTGGTTGGCTCTGCCTCTTTTATCTTCTCTAATGCTTGTGTCGCTACTTTTTCTGTTTCTCCAAATACTCTTTCTCTATATTCAACAGCACTAATTAACCCTGCATTATATTCTCTTAAAGCTCTATTACTTTCAGCCTCTTTATCTTCTATAATACTGTCATCGAATTGTATTACAAGGCCATTTGTATCAATATTATAAGTGCCATAAGCCGTTGCGGCATAACAAACAGCCATTACTAAATCATATATAGCACTTTCAAATCCTATCTCTAGTTTCTTCTTCCTTCTAAACATTTTACTATTAGAGCTAATTACTGATGTTGCTGTATTTAAAGTTTGTCCGTCAAAATGATAATGGTTTTCTCCAAATCCTACTTTAGTTCCAAGTATATTAAGAGAAGTATTTAATGCTTGTATCTGGTCATTTACTCTTAATGCGTCTGTATCATTTTGTATTAAATCCTCTTTTGTTGCTCCTTTAGGTAATACATATATATTTGTATCTTCCGGGTCAAATGTTAACCTTTCTTCACCACTATCATAGCTTAACATATCAGCTCTAACAAAAGTTCTTTTTTGTCCGTCTTTTACCTCATTCTTAAATGCGTCAAAATCTATATCTACTGTTTTTAATACATCTATTGCATTTGCAATATATGGTATTCCAAAAGGACTATTTTGAAATAAGTTATTAGTAAGTGGTGGCTCAAATACACTAAACCAAGGAATATCTGATTTTGTCTCAAATTCTTTTATTGTGTCCTCTAGTTTTATTTCAGTTACATTATTATTATTTACTCTAAATATATGGTTATATATAACATATTGTTTATTATTGTCTAATTTGTGTACTGATAAAACAATATATTTCTGTCCGTTTATATACTCAATACTTCCAAATGCACATTCCGTTACTTTATTGCTGTTCCAACTTAATGGAAAAATCCAATCAACATCAACTATATCTATTCTAACATTTGCATTGCTTACATCTAATACCATTGTGTCTTCATTGGCTATTATATTATGAACACTAACAACCGCTGCACTTGTTCCTACTGCTCCGGATTTTTCTAGTGCATTGTTGATTATCTTCCATAAGTCAATTTCATCTACCAAATCCTCGAATTGAGATTGGCTTTTCTCATTAGCTACTGATATTTCACACTTTTCGCTCCATAAAGTATCGCTCCAATCTTCGCTTATTTCTTTTGCCATATTTAGAGTGTATCTTTGCTTTTTAACTCTTTTTTGTCCATTATAAATGGTGTAATTGTGAAAGTTTTTTACATTGCCTGCATACAATCCTTTCCATAAAGTTATGTAAGACTTTATGGCATCTTTAACATCAGGGTTGTAATTGTAATTGTCTTGTAAAAATTTTTCTAACGTCATTTTTACTCTCCTTTAAAGTTATTTCTTGCGTTCATTATTAATTTGTCATAAAAAGGGAACATTGAATATTCACTAGCATCCAAGTCATCTATTGGTGTTGTTCCGTCATCTAATCTTTCGTTTTCTCTTTTGTCATCCCATACAGCTAACTTATAAGCTTCTATAAGATATTTGCATTTCTTTAGTATAAATCTTCTATGTTGTGCAAATAATAACTGGTCTAAATATATTCTATCATTAATTTGCCCTTTTATGCAATCCTGTGCTACTAATGGTATTTTATTTTGAGCTAGATATTTGTTCATACCAAATGTTAATACTTGTCCTAAAGCTCCATAATCAGCAAAACAATAATTTACTTTTCCATAGTTTTGTACTACTCGTCTGTAAAATCTTATAAAAGCCTCGTACATTTCCTCTGGGCTGTGTATGCCTTCTAACTTTTCTTCGTCTATTGTCCAAACTTCCTTGAATTGATGTGTTATTCCAGTGGCTTTAAATTCTGTTTCGCCTCTTGTTGCTCCGTAGTCTATTCCTATAGTAATTAACATAAAGTTTATTCTGTTTCCATTTTCATCTAACGGTTCATCTTTTATAAACATTTCAGTATTATTAGCAAATTGCTGGTATATCAATCCTTCCGCTAATACCCATAAACCCAAGATAAATCTATCGTAATAAACATCACCCATACTTTTATATTCTTTTTTTAAGTTTTCAAAGTATTCCTCATTTTCTTTCTTTAGTATTTCATTGTCATCAAAAGTAAAGTGCCACACAGCTTTATCTATTTCATCATTGTCTATTATTTCAGTCTTTACCCAATGTGTAGGTGTATCAGGGTTTGTCGTAGCAAATAGTTTAGCATTCTTGACACTTAATCTTGATAAAAGCATTTTATAAAAGTCTTCTGGTATTTGTGTTAACTCATCAACATAAGCTCCAGCTAGTGTCATACCCCTTATTTTGCTTTCTGCTTTTATATCATTAGCTCCTTCTAGCCATATTGTTCTTCCAAATAACATTGCTGTTTTTGTACTTAATGAATAGCTGAAGTTATCTCCCACCAAATCTTGTAATAATCCTAAGCAATTCCTTTTTAACGAAGTAATAGTTTTCCCAACCATTAAAAATTCACTACTTATAGGCATTGCTCCAACAAATATTGCCCATACAAGTAGTGAAATATAAGTTTTGCCACTTCTAACACTGCCAGATAATAAGTTTATTCTTTTATGTTTGCTAAATAAAAATTTTTGTTGCTTGGTATTTAGCATATCACTTAGTTTCTTTGGCATTATTCATAGCTCCTATTAATTCATTTATTATTCCGTTATTTACTTCATGCTTTTCTTCAAACACATCTTTTTGTCCCAAATAATTTTTTCCTAAAAAAATAGCCATGGCATAGCTTTTTTCAGCAAGTTTCCATTGCATTCTTCTTAAACTCATTTTGCCTGTTTCTTTTCCTTCTTTAAAGACACGACAAAATTCTTCATCTCTTTGCAATGTTCTTTCATCACAACCCAAAAAACTTGCTATTTCTTTTTCGGTACACATAATACTTGCTAATTTTCTAACTACTTCATAATCAATTTTAAATTTTGGTCTACCCACCGTTATTATTAAACCCCTTTAATTTTTATTTATTAATTACATATTTATCTATCATATATTTAATATGTTCATCCAATTCTTTCTTTTTATCTTTATTTTTAATTATAATCCCAATTTTAAATGTTTTCAATTTATGCTTAAATATTTTATAATCTCTTTTTATAGAATTTGCTAAACTATGGTCTTTATTAGTTAAACCAGCACTATATAAATTGCCATATAATTTGCTCATATTGCTCCCTCTTAAAACTCCAACTTCTGCATAGGCTTTTCTACATCCTGTCAAATCTTTATTATTACCTTGTCCTGTTTTACCATAAGCTAATGGTACTATTTGAATTGTAGGTATTCCTTTTTGCATTAATTTTAATCTGAATTCAACATCGTCTTCAAATCCGCCTTGAAAGTGGTCTGGGCATATATCTAATTTTAAACAAAATATAGAGTAACAATATCTTTCTCTTAAATAATTTTGACTAGGCATACTTGCACCCATCATATCACATCCACTCATACCTGCATTTGTACTTTCTAATGCTAATACGAGTGCCTTAACATAATCATTTAAAGCATCTTCTGCGTTCACTTTTCCTCTTATTATTTTATCTCCTAATTTATATTGTATTCTTAAATTGGTTATATTGTCATCTAATTGTACTAGATATTTGTAACCGTGTTCTTTAGCATATTTTATGGCATAACTTCTATTCATTGGTGCATAATAAGCTTTCTCATCTACTAAATAATTCTCTTTATACCATTTTTCATAATCACTTGGCACATTTACTATTTCCCATTTAGTGTCATAACCCTCACTATTGTTGCTTATTATTAAATGGTCGTAATTACATTTGTATTTTTCAGTTGGTCTGTCTTTAAAATTACCAGGTCTTTTGCCTGATATTTCTACAACTAACACATCTTTATTCATAACCAATGTTATTATCCTCGCAAAATTGTCTTACTTTGTCAATATCTTCTTTCTTTGCTGATTTTACTATAATCTTATATAATTGTTCTTCATCTCCCAAAATAGCAGTATCGGTTTCATCTAAAATATCTTCAAAATTATCGCTTTCATCAAATCCAGTAAAGATGTCAAGGTCTTTTAAAGCGTCTAATTCTTCTAGTAAAGCCACATTATTCCAAATAGAATAATCACTAACCTTGTTATCAGCTAATCTAAAAGCCTTGACTTGCTCCGGTGTTAAATCATCAGCAACAATACAAGGCACTTCTTTTAATCCTAGCTCCATTGCGGCTTTGTAACGTGTATGTCCTGCTACTATAACATTATCTTTATCAATAATCATTGGCACTTTAAAGCCAAATTCTTTTATTGATTTCGCTACATATTCTACTGCATCGTCATTAAATCTGGGATTATTTTCATATGGTTTTAAATCTTCTATTTTTTTATTTATTATTTCCACCCTTTTCTCCTTTTTTTACTTAAAATAATTGCTCTACCCTGTTTTAATGCTTTCTTTTTATTTTTATAAGTTTTTCCTTTGCTGCCCCACTTATAACCGCCTTTTACTTTTCTTACTGGCATATTATCTCCTTAAATTACAACAATCATCTTTGTTAGGATTAAAATTTTCTTTCCAATATTCATAAGCATTATCTTCATCTTCGCAAACACTAATTGTTGGAATTTTTATTTTACTTATTATTCTCTTCTTTTCTTCTAAAGGTAAATGCTCGTAACCACTTTGCTTGACTGTATAATTATTATATGCAATATTAAACCATTTCTTAATCCAATGGTTTACTCTTAAAAATTCCACTTGTGCTTTTTGTATTCCTAACGAATTAAGTTTGTCAAAATTTATAAATCCTTCAATCAAAGGGCTTAATCTTATTGCTACATCAAAGCCATTATCTTGTAACTTTTTTATTGCTTCAATTCTTTGACTGGGCAAACTTGCTTTTTCATAATCTAATTTCTTATAAAGGTCATCATCTAAACAAGTAGTAGTAATTTGAAAATGTGCCAAATCTTTATCATATATTTTTAAGTATTCTTCATCTGCTACTATATGGCTTTTAGTAACTATCAAATAACCTATTCTATATTTGTTTAGCATTTTTATTGTTTGATAAGTGGCTCTATACTTTTTTTCTAATGGTTGAAAGCAATCAGTCATTCCGCCCAATCTTACTATGTCAACTTTAGATTTTTTGGCTCTTATAACAGCATTTCTTATCTGTTTCATATTACCAACTACTGGTTTTTGTGAGTTCCAAAGCCCTCTGAAATCTAATAAGCTTTTGGCATAGCAATACTTACAATCGTGTTGACAGCCACAACCATAAGTGTCAAGCCTTGTTGTGTATTTACATTTATTTCCTTCGTTTCCTTCGACTTCTTTATAAAATAAACTAAAACTTTTCATTTATTTTTATTATAACATTATTAATTTTATATAGCAAATTAATTTACCACAAATATTTTATTTTCTAGATGATAACCTGCTCCTTTTAAGGGTCTTATCTTTAATCTAGTTAATGTGTTTATTCTTAAAATATGTTGTCTTAATGAGTCCGCTTCTCTTAATCCTCTGCATATATTTGCATTTCTAATTAATTCAATATGACTATGCAATAAGTTGTCTTTTAAAGTATGCAATATTCTTTGTTGAATATATGATAGTTTTATTTCTCGTCCATCTTTGTATAAAATATCTCCATCTAAAATTATTTTTTGTTTCATCTTTTACTCCTCTAATAATTCTCTGAAATTAGCCAAACATATTTGTTTCACTACTGATGGTTTGTTATATAATTGTATCTTTTTATTATTTTCTAATTCTTTTATTTTTTCTCTTATTTTATCTTTGCTGACATAATCATTTTCTTTTTCCGTTTCTACAAATTCCAAAAGTTCTTCACATTTTTCTTCTTTATGTTCAATTATTTTTTCATACCTTTTATTTTTCTTTTTCAACCTTTCTATCTCTTCTTGTAGTTTAGCAATTGCTATTCTTAATAATCTTATTTCTTTTTCTCTTTTATCATTTTCTACTTCTTCAATATCTCTGAGAGAATAAATATCTCCTAAATAGTCATTCATTGTGGCTATTTTATCGTTAAATTCATCATATAATTGCATATCTATATCAAACAAAATATCGTCTTCTGCTTCTTTTTCTTCTTTATTCATACCAACCTAACTCCTTTACTTTTTCATTAATACATTGTAAAATTTGAGTATTAATAAAATTTATATCAGGATAAATCACTTTTGTTTCTTTATTAAATCCGTATTTGTCCTATTTGAATTTTTTCATCTATAAATACTTCTGCATATTTTCTTTCTTCTTTTCTAAATCCTAACTCTTCAAACATCTTATCAGCTTTACTCATTTATTTTATACTCCATTTCTTTGAATTGTTCTTTAGTTACTATTGATTTAATCGTTTCAAAAAACATTCCACAATCTTCATCAGGATTTTCTCCTTCAATATATATTTCTTTCATTGCTCCTTCGCAATCATCTGCTTCAATTACTTTACTTCCATTCACATAATCTCCGTATTTCTATTAAATCTATTATGTTAGAACTATGTTTTATAATATCTTCTTTGTTTATCTCTCTACCACTTTCTGCATACCAATTTATTCCTTCTGAAAATGTATCGTTGGTATCTTTGTGTTTTATTACTATACCATATTTATTTTTTTCTTTAATTTTTTCAATTCTTCCATCTTTAGTTCTTACATAATCTCCCACTTTTATTTCACTCATCTTTCTTCCTCCTTCACTTTCTTCACTCATCTAACCACCCCAATTCTTTACATTTTTCATTTATTGCTTGTAGTTCTGGTATATTTATATAATCAATTTCTTCACACTTCGAACAACTAAGCCATTTATAATCTTTATAAAAGATTATTTAATCACTACCATATATATAACTTATTTCTCTTAATCCTTCTTGTTTTATATAACCTAATTTCTCAAACATCTCATCACTTTTACTCATCTTTCTGCCTCTTTCACTTGTTTTACTTTTAAACTACTTTCATTTTTAGGTTCTAAACTACCTAAAAACTCCTGCAACTCTTTTTCATCTACTTCTTTTTCTATAATTTCGCCATCCGCTTCATAAAATATCTTATACTTCGTAATCATCTCCCAGTTCCTCTGCCTTTCCTTTTTCATATTGATATTGCTTTATCCAAAAGGCTAATTCAAGTGCTTTTGAAATACATTGTGCTTTTTCAAGACTTCTAAATTCAAGTTTATCTAGCTCTGAAATTAATTTTTTCATAGCATCATAGCATCTATCTAAAAACTCTTCTTCATTTTCAATTAATTCTTCTTCATCCATTAACTTTATATTCCATCTCTCCATCTATAAAGTTTTCCTGTTCTATATTGCAATTGTTTATTAAAATCAGTGCTATCATGGTATTCTTTTACTCTTGGCATTAAATCATCAAAATAACATTCAATTTCTTTTCCATTTACATTAATTTTATTATCACAGCCGACAAATCCACAGCACATTCTAGTATTTCCATATTCTGTTGGCTTTCCACAATTGTTACATCTTACAATTCTTTT